CTAGTCTTGAGAGGCTCCGAATTTCTTGACATCGTCCGATAATTCAAGAAGAAGTTTAGTTAGGAGCTTGATCTCGTCGTCCGACAATCTTCTTTGAATGATAAGCTTCATTTCGTTTGCAGTTGGAGAAAACAGACCGCTCTTCTCAAACTTGCCTCTCTGCTCAGCGATTAGCAGAGCGGGAGAATTCTCAACCTTCTGTGGTATCTGATTAAAGGTTGTGTATATTGATTGGCCGAAAACCGATGATGGACGAAATCCCTTGCATAGTGATACATCATTTCCATTCACGACTGTGTTGAGAGAGAAACCCATTGTTCCCCAGTGGATCGGGAGATGATGTAATTCAGCCAAAGCCAGAATCGCTTCGAAAACAGGTCTTCCCGCAGCATCACATGATTCCAAAAAAGTGAATTTGTCGATTACCTTGCCTCTTTCGCTAGCGACTGACCCCTTTCCGAGTGGTTCTTCTCCGACGACTATATCGTTGGAGATGAGACGCTCCCCCGAGTCCGTCTTGAAATAGTTGAACTCTACGCAAGTTATCCCTAGGCGTTTACTTCGTAGGAATAATGCTGTCTGCCGTATCTCAGGCGTGATTTCATGGCCAACAATGACGATACGTTGATCCTTGTTGAAAGAGACTGGTTCGTCTTGTTCGATGCCATGAATCCGTCTGTGATACTCAACCAAATCAGCGCTCTCATCCCCAGTATAGTCCTGAAGGATTTTCTGGAGCTCTTGATGTCCTAAGCCTTCTGCAAAGGAGGCGTACTCCAATGCTTGCGCTATGGTTTCGCGTGGTGTCTTATCGCGCTTCAGCTCCAATATCACGACGTTGCCTGTCCGATCAAGTGCAAGCAAGTCGATGAATGAAACGAAATTTGTGGCAACCTGGCGACCAATTATTGACAGCCTCCCATCTTCTACGATAGAGTCGGGATTGCTTTCCAGCCACGACTCTAATGTTCGCTCTCGGTGTTCCTCGTCGAATTCCTTTTTCTTATACTCTATGAACTCTTTCTCTCCGTCGATTCTGTACAAGCGCATAGGAACACTTTCTACGTCGACCGCTTAGGAGCCGTCTTTCGATATACCATTATAACATTAGCGCAAAAACAAACTGAGTTCAAATTCTGGCCACTCCTGGAGAAAGGGCTAGTTCGCAGGTTCTCGTTGGAACCTAAACCTCCTCTGCATACACCGAGTACCTTGTTGCTGTCAAATTGGCAGAACTGCTCTCGGAATTGAGTTCGAAAACATGATTTGAGGTCAAGAATCGATTGCCTTGACTGAAGTCCACGAGACGTATGAGAGAGCAAAAGCCCAAGCCGTGGAGACACACAAAACAGCTAACTAACTCATCTCATGGAGCAGGAAGCGAAATGGGCGAAGTAAATGGCCGGCTCCCGCCTGCGTGCGATTCTGGAAAATTGGCTACGGGCCAAATACCGAATCCCAAACGAAGTGGGCATTCAAGAGGCCTTCGAAGCTTTGGAAAAACTTCCGAATCCCGAACAAGTAAGCTACGACCCGCCGAAACGTTGCCCATATAGAAATTGTACGGTGAAGTTTAACACAGCCTTAATGGAACGCAGCCATTTACAGTGGCACAAAGATCAGGCGTGACTGCGTTGACTCGAGCCCACGACGCCTTCAAGAAAGCGACAGCCCAGGCTGATGCAGAATTTCAGAGGGCGAAAGCTGAAGCTGAGCGAGCATACGAGAAAACGCAGGACATTGACACATTCGAGAAAGCGATAGCTGAGGCCTACAAGACGTATGAGAAAGTAAAAAACCAAGCTGAAACGGCGTACAAAACAGCTACCGCTAGGCAGTAAAGGTCAAGGAAAAAGAGTTCACGGTGCACTCGGTCTAGGAGATCGTGACCGTCACTTGGAGGACCCAAGTCTCACCGCTCGGTTTCGTACCGTACGATTGAATCTTATGATTCAACAGAATGTGAGCTGAGGATCCGTTGTCGATCGCCCATTCATTCCAGGCTTGGTTGGCGTAGGCTGCGCCCCATGAGGCTTCGAAGGTCAGAATCTGGTTAGCTTGTTGAGGGTAGCTGGAGGCCATGGGCATCCAGACGCCGTTCGTGATGTCCGTGTCCGTAGCCTGCGCGGGACCGGTACCAGTGCCTACGCCCATGCGGGCGTTGCTGTTGCTGTATGGTGTTCCGGCGCCGCCGATGAGAAGTTGCTCCAGGAGGTTAATGCCCACGTTGAGAAGCACGTTGTCTTTGCCTTCTAGGATTTCGTAGGGTTGGATTCCGGCAAGTATTGCAGTTGCGCGGTCTTGCCAGTCACCCTTGAATTTGAATAATCTGGCGTGTACGTGCCAGTTGCCGTGGTCTGTATCTCGCATATTGTTCACCTCGGGTTAGGCTGATTCTTGGAAGGTGGCAGTGAAGACCACTCGGTAGCGGCCCGTGTACCAGTCGACGCCGGCAGTGATGGTGAAGTCGAAGCCGGTCAGGTAGGCGTAGAAGATCTCGCTTCCGTCCTGCAGATCTGTGTGAAACGGGCCTTGCCCAATGAAGTGGCGCACGTGTTCAAGCCATTGCAGGACAGCCATCTGTGTGGTTGCTTCGAAGATCCCAGGGATTTGGGCTTGTCGACCGCTGTCGCCTTCATCGTAGCCGTAGTCAGCTGGGGCGCCGGGGAATGTTTTGTGTTCGGTTCGGCGGTTGCTGGTCTCTTGTAATTGTTGGACGCGGGGGAACAGGAGGGCACCGTTTGCGAATGAGACCGTTTGCTGAGTGCCTATGACGCCGTACCTGGTGAGGCTTACGCCGGCATCTGAACCTTTGGCGCTGTCGCTGTCCGTGTAATTGTAGCTCAAGTGATGACCTCCACGAAGGTGACGGTGTACTTGTAGACGCCATACTCGTTAGGCGTGGCTGTTGTCTCAATCTTCGCAAACCCCTGGACACCATCCCCGTAGGGTAGTACCAGGGTGTGGTTGGTTTGCTGCTGAAGGATCTCGAGCTGTTGAACGTCGCTTAGTTGATCGGTCCAGCCCTGGAGAGTGATGGCGCGGCCGATTCTGCTGACTGGGATCCACTGGCTTAACTGGAATAGGACCGGCCTCTCAATCATGGTCTCGTGGTCTTGCACCTGCATTTGTACGACGTGGGGGAGAGTGTAGCCGTCTAGGATTGTGGCGTCGAAGCTTATGGCGCCAATATCAATTCCGATTCCGGTCTCGGTGTCGGTGAGGAACGCGCCGTCCAGGAAGAAGTTGTATGTAAAATTGGGGATGTGGAAATTACCATCAGGGTTTAATGTGGCTGCGTCGGTTCGAAGGTTGGCACTATTGAAGTTGGCACTGTTGAAGTTTCCCGCGATGGGATTAGGTACCGGCATCACTAACCGCTTACCCTAACGAAAACTGCTGGCAATGGGGCCGCCGTGATGATTGTTCCACCGGCCGTGAAGGGGTTAGGGAAGGCGCCCGCGTTCTGGCTCACGTACCATCCGAGGCCTGCAGCTGCAGCCAAGCTGCTGGCAAAGCCCAGGATCGGGTAGCATTGTGTGGCAGCCCATCCTGCAACCACTGGTGTGGTCTGCGTGCAGTCGAACACTAGCCAATAGAGGCCTGGGGCGAGAGTTACCGGGAGGTTCTGCGTGAATGTTTTGACGCCCGTCGACGTACTTGCCTGGCTTCCAAAATCCGCGATGAGAGCGCCGGGGTATAGGTTGCCGTTGTCTGCGTAGATGGCTGCGTACACGGAGCTGTTGACGCCGGAAGTGGTTACGTTAACGGTGACCTGGTCAATGGATGTTATCTTTGTGATTACGAGGGGGAGCGCGTACATGTAGTTGGCTGTGATGCTGGCCGTGGTCGGTGTCGTATTGTTGGTGAGCTCGCTTGAATAGAAGCGGTTGAGGCTGCTACCTCTCGCCCTATAATTGTCAACATCAACCTTTGTAGTTAGGGCGCTGATTCGCCAGTTCGACCCGTCCGAGATCAAGTCCAGGGTGGTGCCTCGGTCTGCAAGAAGAATGGAGCCGAACCCGTCGATCGTTTGAGAGCTCGTTGTCGTGACGGTGACTAGGTTGGCGATGGAAGAGTCAATGCGTTTGATGCAGTGGTGGCCGCAGAGGTTGGTGACGGCGCTTGGGAGCGTGATGGTTACGGCGTTGCTGCTGGCGTCGACTAACACGTGCTCCTCGGTGACCAGTAGGGTTTGGTTGGCTAGAGATTTGGTGACCCAGAGGGCCCTTTGGATGCTAGACGATTGGATGCGTTCGGAGGCATGGGATCCTTCCACTACGGTGACTAGCTGGTTTAGGTCTGTGCCGCCAAAATGGTCGCTGTCCTGGCCGTTGACAGCGTTTGTTACGGTCTTAACTGTCGTGTTCACCATGAATAATTCACCTCCCTCAAATCGTCGCGAGGTCGACTAGGATACGTTGCTGATCGTCGGAGAGCTGCCACCACTCCTTCCCTGCCGTGTCCAGTTTGATGGTGACCAGGTTAGGGTTCGTGAGGTCTCGGTCGATCTCCACAATCTCATGGAGCTCATTCAGGCCTAGGGTTGGGGAGACGATTGTAACAAAGTCGCCAACGTTGAAGGTCCCTGGTGGGTAGGTGTCTTTAGCGATCACTTGAATCTGTATGTTGGCCGCGGAGTTCTGGGCAACGAACGTTTGCCCGATCAAATCCAAGGTTGATTGATCGCTGATTTTCGATTCTAGGATAGCGCCCTCGAAGAGGCCGTACTTGCCGAGGCTCACGGGATCTCCCTGCACGCTTCTAGCAATGGCTGCACCCCGGATGTGCTCCACGTTCTGGACTGAGCTCAGGTCGTTCACGTAGTCAATATCCAGGATGTTGCCACCCTCGGTGAAGGTGGCGGCGCCGGCAACCCCGAAGTGTGAAGCAAAATCGAGAGTCAAATCGTCATTGACCCGTACCAGCCAGCCGCAATCGATGAGGATCTGTTGTATGATGGCTTGAACGCTGACCGTGTCGAAGATCTCACTGAAGGATTGGTCAGTGTAATTGCCTATGTCACCGGCCGTTATACCAGTGGGAAAGTTTGCCAGAAGGAACGTGAAAATATTTTGCGGATACTCAGCTGTGAACACGGCTTGGTCGACAACCCGACGGGCTAGAAGCGCGGTGACATGCGGCCCAGAGAGTTGGACGACCCTGGAGCTTAGAGTGCGGTGCGTAGTGTAATAGCAACCCGCGTAATCCAGCACCCCCCACCGATAGATGTGGATCAACTGTCCCTCGGCTAGGCGAGGATCCCACCGAGGAAGCTCCATGGTCACCTGCCCTATCTGAGTGCCCTGAATGCGAGTGTACGTCCCACTTGATGGCGCATATTGTACGCCCTCAACGAATACCTGAAACTTCTGGGTCGAATCCCCAGCCTCAGCATCGAGAAAGCAGTGTACCTCGGCGTAGCCGGTGGCCGGGGGAACATTCGAATCTCCTAACCATGTGCAACTTACAACACACACACCTACAGCAGCTGATGTCAGTTGAACTGTTGTCTGGCCAGCGGCGTTCGTGACTGAGGAGGCAGTGTTGAGTACGCCTTGTGAGGTTGTGAAATAGAGAGTGGCGTTTGGATAGGGAGCACCTCCTGGTGTGAGTAGTGTTACGGTAATGTTGACCGTCTTTGGGTCCGCTACTGCAGTCTGCGTGTAGAAGATGAAGTCATCCGGCAGAAGCGTGAGGAATTGTGGTGACGGCCCCCACGTCCAGGTATCGCCGCCACACATCAAATAGCTAGGTGTCTCTTCAAGGATGGTTTGATGATCAGTGGCGTAAATGACGGCATAGCAGAGCTCCGGGTAATTCTCGTTTGCGATGCTGATGGCGCAACTGTTATTCGCGGAGGCGTATGATATGCGTATGTTGGGCACGTACTGGCTGCCAGTGGCCGTGGACCAGTTAGTGTACGGCCAAGTCCCAAAGCCCGCGGTCTGATAGTAGTATTGGATGCTTTCATATTCGGCGTAGAGGGCGCAGCTGCTGGAACTCTGCTGAACCACAACCCAATAGGTTGACCCACCTACAACACTAACCGAGGTTGGAATATCGCACCATCCCCCGGTGCAAACTTGGACAGATGTGACCGCTAGGGGTGTTCCTGATGGTCCACCGCTATCGGCGTAGAGCGCGAGTTGGAGGCTTCCTGCTGGAGCCGAAACCTGCACGCCGATTGAGCTTATTGTTCCCGACTGGGTTGGGACGATTGGAAAGGCGTAGACCTCGTCGTAGAATTGGCTAGTAGTGCTGGTGCTGCCCCCTATGGTGACAGGAGTCACGCCTCCTGCAACGATGCCTAACCCAAGGACGCCGTTGTCTCGTGTTCTGTAGATAATGACGGCCTGGTTAGGCTGAAGGCCTGCGATCGTTACGAGGTCGCTGCCGGAAATGACCAGGTTAGCGAATTTTGGCACCCCGTAAGAGGAGCCACCAAATATCGACCACAACTGCACTTGGGCGATGCCAGTGATGCTTGTGGGAATCGACCCATTATTGTTCAGCAGCCAACTAGGAGGTAGGCCATTGTTCGTTGGGACCGCGAGAGTGTAGGACTGAGAGCCCACTTGGATGTTGGCTTGGGCCCACGCTGGGCCGGTGCACGACCATACACGGATCCGCCGTGTTGAACCGCTACCGACGTCGAATGCTTTGAATAAGAACATGTTAATGCTGAGCCCGTTGTTGGCCTGGTAGAGAGAGGGCTGAGGGTCGGTCTGAGTTCCTGTCCATCCGTTGGGAGCGTCCGGGTAGAATACGAACTGGTAGTCTAGCGCAGGGTAAGGCTCTGGGGGTGGATAGTTCTGGGTTGACGGATAGGACTGCCAGCCATCAATCTCGTCTAACGGGTCCCATGCAATGAGACCGTTGACCGTCTTGATCAGAGCCATGGCTGTCGACTCACTGGTACCTGTGCGCTGCCCTGTAGGATGTGGTGAAGAGGCGCCGTTGGACTAGATGCCGCTGAGTCACGGACGTCAGAACTTGGCCATCCAATTGGAGAGTAGTGGTCGTGTTCAAACTGGTGGGAGGTTGTGCAGGTATCGCTGGTGAAGCGGCTGGAGTTGGGGCGGTCATTGCGTGAGCCTGGTTTGCTGGCACGACATATTCGCCGGCCTCCAGATGGTAGATACCTGTCTCAGGAATTGGGCCTCCGTACTGGTAGACAGGGATGCCGCCTCCGAAACCTCCGCTAGGTCCTGCGCCTCCGGATTGTAGGAAGTTAACGGTGACTGTGACGACCTTATCGACTACCTGGGCCAGCAGGTTGATGACCTGAGTAATCGCGCTGATCGCCGCGTCGGTAATGACCTTGATTGTGGAGTCCACTTCTTTGGGTATGTTCGCGAGGTTACCAACGAAAGCCGCCACATCACCCACGAGACCTTGAACTACGGTGTCGACCTCGTTGAAAGCTGACTTCAAAGCATCCAACGTAGTTTGTACACCCGGCAGCTTGCCGATCGCGGTCACTATGGACTCAACGCCAGCCGCGAGAGCGGTAACTGGAACGGCAGCGTTTTGGAAGGCGCCCATGAATTGTGTTTGCAGTGCCTGCGTCAACCCGCCGGGGCCAGTGAACGCATCTTCCAGCATGGCCGAGACGTTCTTGTAGCCACCCAACCCCGACCCGGAGGGCGACCAAACGTTGTACCACATCTGCTGCAGGTTCCCAACGCCCTGCTGAAAAGCCGTGGACACCTGGCTGCCAGTGTCGAATAATGACTTGAAAGTGTTCGTTAGACCAGTCTGGAGGGGCGCCAACATGCTGCTGGCATCAGCACCTAATCCACTCAGCCCCAACATCTTTGAGAAGTCAATGCCTGCATGCCCACCGGCCGCGAAGATCCCGCCGGGGCCGGTTGTGGTCATCATGGTGCCGAATGCTTTGAGGGAGTCGTAGGCGCTTCCGATCGCTGGCGCTGCCTTCGTGTAGATGTCTTGCCCCATCTGCATCCAGCCGGCCGACACCATCCCAGCAGCTGCGACGACATCGCCGGTGATGCCGGGCATCGTTTGGTGGATGTTCGCGGCCCAACGACTGTAGGTCTGAATGTAGCTCTCGCCTTGTTGGTGAGCTTGATAGAGACTGATGCCTGTTCCAACTAAGAGGGCGCCGGCGACAACGACACCGGCTACTGCAGCGCCTGCCGCGACACCTGCAATCCCGACGCCACCCAGGGCTGCGCCCATCTGTGTGAGACTAGCGGCCGCCATTGGCAGCTGTAAGCCCATGCTGACCATGCTGAGAGTACTGCGCTCCTGGTAGAAGGTAAGGCGGTCCTGGTCAACGGTTAGCTGCTGTTGAGCGTTAGAGACCTTGGCGGTTTGATCTTGCACCGTTTGAATGGCAGCGTCGTAGTTCTGTAGAGCCTTCACTGCCTGGGGGCTATTCGCTCCGTACTTGTCGACGGCGGCATTGTATGCCTCTTGCGCAGCAGTTGCCTTATCCTGGTCTTTCGTGAGAGTTTGGACAGCTTCATCGTAGCTGAGTGTGGCTTTCTGAATGGTCAGCTGCGCGGATTGAATGCGCATCTGGGTCATTTCGTAGCGTTCATAGTCGGAGATGCCCATGCGCAACGTTGACGCTAAACCCATTACGCCCTGGGAACTCCACATCGCCCCTTGATTCACGCCATCAAACGAATCGTTCATGTCGTCGACGGAGTCGGTCGCATCATCAGCGTTCGTTTGCACGTTAGTCATGGAGTCGCTCATACCGTCGACTGCGACCGTGGATGCCGCCGCTGAATCTCCCACATCGCCCAGCGAGGCGGATACATCGCCCGCGGATCCTTGCAGGTCGTCCAGGCTGGATTGTACGGATTCGATTACGTCGGATGCTTCGTCAATAGCGGCTAGGGTAATGTCTACTTCAGACTCAGACAATTCCTAAACACCTTCGTTCAGTCGTCCGGCTCGTGACGCCGGTTCCATTCCAAAATCAAGTAGGTGCGTTGCAGGGGCGTAAGATCTGCGACCCGGCGCACCAAGGGGATGTGAAGGTCGAACACTAGCATTGAGAGCTGCTTACCTTTGCGGCTCAGCGTGAAATTTCTCTACCGTCTCATCTGGCGTTGCCAGTCCACTTATCTCAATAACCTTCTGGAAGGCCTTGTTCCGTTCGGCGCCTGGCAGAATCTTTGAGAGTTCCTCAGCGCTTAGCAACTCGTCAGGATTGCCGGTCAGGGCGGCGGCCACAATCTCGTTAACGAACTGCATCTTCTCCAAGGCCTTGGGGTCAGGATTAGCCGCGGCCTCTCGACGCAATATCTCAGTTATCGCATCTGCAGCCTTCACCGCTTCAATGCTGCCGGCGCCGTATTTCTGACGTGCCTCATCGTAGGCCTTGCGGGCAGCCAAATATTCCGGCGATGGCTTTCGGGTGCGTATCAAATCTGAGAGGCTTAAGCCAGTTTTCTGGGCAACCTTCGCTATGGCGAGATCTGTGAGGGCGTGGACCACTAGCGTGTAGTCCTTGCCAGACTTGCTCTTGACCTCGACGACCTCGGCGCGGTCTTCACCCTCAACGATTTCACGGTTGAGGCGTTGAATTTGTTTTCGATTCTCAAGAATCTCTTTCCTTCGAGCATCAGATACCAAACTATTCTTCACCTCGCAGTTTTTGGATCAATCGATATTCGTCCTCGGTTACTATGTACAGGTTGACGTTGCCGTTCTTGGTGTACACGACTCGGTAGCGTGGATCATGTTGCAGGTTTGTGCGCAGGAGTATGAGGTCTCGGAGTTTGCCGGTGACAATGATTCCACCGTGCAGGATTACCTCAAGATCCTCAGGCTTGATGTCAAGATGGGCGGGTTGTTTCGTAGCCATATGCTTTCGCCCATGCCTCTAGCATCTGTTGGCTGGCTGCAGGATGCTGGACTAGGTGGATGCCCTCCACGCAGGTGTCTACATATTGCTTGTACCCTGCCTCCATCAACTTGACGCTGAAATAGACATCTTCCCCAACAGCGGCCCTCGGGAATGCGAACCAAGGGTCTGTCAGCTTCTCGAATACGTTCCGTTCAGTGAGGAACATGCCGCCTGGCGTGACTCCGCACTCAACCAATTGGTTCTCTGGAACTTCGGTGAGGTCCCCATAGCGTATCTTGAAGTTCTTCGCGGTTTTGCCCTCTAGGGTCATATCGATAATCACGGGGCGATGGAGCATGCCACGTTCCAGGTAGAGGCCGCTCACTATGGGCAGCTTGCGGTCCAACAGTTTCAGGATTGCGTCGGGCAGGAGAAGTGTGTCGCTGTCCCAGAAGAACAGGTGCGTTGCCGTCTTATCCTGTAGAAACAATCGTACAGTATTATTTCTGGCCTGATCGAGGCCGAGGCCTGGACTCACTGCCTGGTGCACAGTCACTTGGACCCCAGCGTTCGCTAGGGTGGTGACGTTGGCTAGAAGGCAGGCGGTGAATCTAGCGTCTACGTGCGCATATCGTGCCTCATCTTCCCGTAGAGGGATGCCGATGAGGACGCTGCGCGAAGATAGAGAGTTCATTCTACATTTCTCCATAACTACAATACTCGTAAAGTAGGAAAGTAGGCGGACTAGGTTGTGTACAGGTTATCCGCCATGAAATCGTACTGTTCTTGAGCTATGCCGTCGACGGACGGAATGTTCGGTGTGTATGTGCCCTTCGTTGGATAGAACGTGTACTTCAGACCCGTGGCGTTGATGATAACTCGCATGTATAGGGCCGTTAAGGCAGTTGTCTGGAACGCCTGTGTTTCCTCAGCGAAAGTCTGTGAGCTGCCGGTGTCGACTGTGTTCTCATCGTAATCTCGTTTCACGGTGCCCGTGATTTTAATGACGCCTTCCTTGGCGATGGATCCTCTAGACCCGAAGCCTGAGGGTTCCTGGGTCATTCCCTGGTCGACCTTCCAAGTGACGGATTGAATGTTGCCGACCGCGGAGTTCGTGGTTAGCGCGGCCGCGGTTGTGGCCATGTAAACGGTCACGTCTGTCCCTTTATATTTCACCAAATCTCGTTTCACCTCACAAGAATTATCGTCAAGTCTCCCAGGCGCTCAGCTATTGGGAAGCTGTGATTTTCACATGGTACCACATTGTGATTATTCCCGTATGGTACCACAACATCAGGCCTGGGATGGCTGTGACTGTCAAGCTTCGCGCCCTTGGGCTGAGACGCAAAGCCGTGACTATTCGAACACTTGCATGACGGCGTCGCTAAGCGCAGATTGGATGCCGTCTATGCTGGAGTAGAGAGCCGGTCGCATGAACGGGTGCGGTGGCACGTGGCCAACAACTGGCCCCTTCACTTTCCACCCACTACGAACCGCATGACCAAACTCAACATACGGGGCGTATGAGGCGCTTGCTATGATTGTGGCAACCATACCAGATACATTGTAGCTAATCGATGAACGCAAATACCCAGTCCGCACCGGCGCGTACGTCTGCGCAGCGCCCTGGACTAGTTCAGCCGCGTTGGTCAAGCCCTCGGTGATGGCGTTCGACAGCCCCTCACGGGCACGTTGAAGCATTGCAATAGCAGCGGACGCATCTATCTGGACGGTAATTGAGACGCCTGGCATGGCATCTACGCGGCCAAGCTTACGATCGTGGGTATGTACAGTTCAATTTCGATATCGCTGCGCCGAAGTGGGTAGGGTACCGAGGCAGGCTCATCGAACCCTCGAATATTGCTGACCTTGGCTCGATGGATACCGTAACCCATCGTGGTGCGATTCGACTCGATGATCTGGTCGATTGCGGCAACCAGTTTGCCGCGAAGGGTCTCATCGGTGATGATGAGCGTAGATGGGGATGTGGGGCTGTACTTGTTCGTGGTCCACACGTTCACATCCGCCATGTACGTGTGATCTTCCTTGATGACACCGAAGCCTGAGGGCGTCACGGGATCTGTGAGAAAGCTCACGGTTACGATAGCGTCGTATTGACCCATCAACTCATCTGTGTACCAAGCGCTGCTGATGAGAAGGTTCGGGGGAGTAGTGCCGTCGTCTTTCGTGACGATGAGGTTACTGGTTGAGGGGTATGTGGCGATAGGGATTTGTACGGTTAGTAGATTGACGAGGGTTAGTTTCGGGTCCTGCATTTCTGGGTCCTCATGGTGGGGGTTGGTGGATTAGGATGGCTCGGAGCAGTGCGTAGGTGTAGACCGTGACGCCGGCTTGGACGTAGGGGTAGGTTAGGCGGACCTCATAATCCATCTCCGCATACGTGAACTGATCTAGTATTCCAACCGTGACCGCTGGGTCTAGGTTCAAGACGATGTAGTGGCCCAGCTGAAAGCCTGGCTCAACAAGCTTCGCCTCAGAAGATTGAAAATGGCTTATGATGGCTGGGATGGTGGATAGGGTCCACGTGGGCACCGGTTGCCCGTACGCGGTCTTACCGATGACCGTTCGCTGCTTCCACACGATAGACATGCCCGACTCGTGTAAGTGATCGAGAAAGTCCTCAGCGCTAGATTCAACGCTCTCTGACTCCCCGAAAGATTCACTCATGGAACACCACTTCAAGCATGCGTCTTATGGGTGGAGTGTGTGGAATGGGATGTGTGACCTTTCAGTGCCTTGGGGGCCGCAGTTTTTTTTGATAGCATTCCAGAGGCGCGGGCGGCCGCGAGAAGCTTAGCTTTAGAAAGTTTGGGCGGTTTTTCGCGGCGTGGGGCTTTCGGCTTCTTAGGTTTCTTGGTTTTCTTCGTGGATGCTTTCTTGGCAGCTCTCATTGCAGCATTTAACGTCGATGAGGGGTGGTTGATGTTGTGTTTCGTTGCGTGTGGCGTATGTGTGCCATGTGTTGCATGTGTTGAGTGTGCGCCTATCTTGATTTGATATTGGCGGATCCTGGGTGTGTGGGTCTTGACGCTCTTCACGTGTTGAAGCCGGGTCAACGCTTAGTGTCCGCCAGCCATACCGCTGGGTGACAGCTGAAGGTTGAACTGTGTCAAGCCGACGCGGATGCTTTCCGCTTCGGCCAGGAACGGAGTTATGACGTCCATGTAGATTTTGCCGCGTTCTGAGGCGTGGAGGGCGAGGTCGCCGGTGACCTTGTCGAAGCCGGTAATGATCAATCCGCCTGACAGCGTGCAAAGAACGAAGGCGGAGATGTAGAGGCGGGCGAGGCGTAGGCAGGCCGCTTGAGTATTCGGGTCTGAACTGGTCCACGCGCTACTGACAAACCAGGCCAAGTAGCCGATGGAGTCGGAGATTTGCATGTTCACCGTTTCCTCGCTGATCGTGTCCTTATACCATTTCAGCTTGCGATGGGGTGCCGTGCCGAATGATTTGCCGTGAATGAATTGAACGATGTCATCGTAGATTACTGTTGGCGCCAAAAGTTTCTATCTCCTTACCTGCCGATCAGGATATCCGTTTGAACTCTTTGTTGCATGAACCCATACCCATTCGTCGCCAAATAGATGCATGCTCGGTTTGGGCAATAATAGAAATAGTTGCTATATCCGCCCATCATCATATCGTCCACGCTGTGAACTGGGAGCGGCACCACGGCGTTAGCTGGGTTTGGTGGAATGAGGGACATGAGGTTTCCACTATAGGGGCAGCGAATCGTGCAGTTGTGAACAAAGTCGAATTGGCCGACAGGAACATCAACGATGGTGTTGCAACTTGGGCAACGGATCCTTGTCCATTGAGAAGCATTCACGGAGCCATACAGGGCGCCAACGCCTGCAGACTCACCGGCAGGCCGAAAGCGGTCGCGGCCACCCCAACTGACCAACTTCCTTCAGCCTCTTTTTTTACGCGGGAAACGAATGATGATGTCCGTATAATCGAGTGGTGCTTGCTTTCGGGCCTTGGCCACCGTGGCTTCTGATACTTTCACTGTGCCGGTGCGGTCCCTGAAGCACCTTGGATACCAAGCGTACAAGTACGGGTGCCCTCGCAACCACTCCTGAGGATCCTGCCTAGCCGCCCGGCGCAGATCTGCAGACAGTTGATCCCAATAACCTGAGGCTTTGAAGGCGCGGAGAATGTTCCCTGGCTTGGAGTTAATAGTGACCGGCTTCATTTCTTAGTTTCACCTTGCAAGCAGATTCTCCAGAAGCGTACTCGTGAGTTTGATTAACGCATCTTTCAGCCTTGGGAATCGTCGGTTTCGCAGGACGCTGATTTGTATGAATCCTGCGAGAGGTATTGGGTTAGGTAGCTGGCCATTGTAGTTTGGCCGAATCCTGCAACCAGTCATGCAGGTGAAGTGTATGCGGCGCATCTTGTGGCCGCAGAGTGGATGGCGCCAGCAATTCCACCACTCATGGGGAAACCCGTCCCGTTGCTTCCAAACGACCTCGTACTCAATTGAGCCGTCAGGGTGGCGGTAGAAGAGGAGGTTGCGGTTCGGAAGGTTGACCACTTGAAAGAGTTCGCATTGGCCAAGTGGGCTATTGATTACTTCGACTGTAGCACCCAAGATGATATGCACCCTGTGATTAGGAACCCGTGAAAAAACGGTGGAGTAGGCGTGTATACTGCAGTATACACTTAGATGCCTACGATACTGTACACGACGCGCAATGTGTTCGCCGCACCGCCGTAGCCTAAGCCTGCTTTGTTCGAGAAGGCCAAAGTGAAGCCACTCGTCGACTTCGCAGTAATGTAACAGTACGCGTTCCAGTTCGGTGTGGCAAAGACACCATAATTGGTATCTGACATGTTCAGGCCGGTTATCACCATGGTCGTATCGCCGCTACTGGGGGTGTACATGACTGGGATAGCGCGGAACGGCAAATTCCCCGCATCGTCCGCAACATCCGGTACATCTGACAATTCATAGTTCACCTCTTCACGGTTCAATCAACCACGGAATTATCGTAAGGAGCCCCTAAGAAAATGCGGGGTAGGCTTGTACACCTTCCGCCAGAGGCGGAGAGGACTTGCTTATGGCAGTGTCGGGTTGGACACTGTGATCTGACAGATTGCTGGTGCCCTGAGAACTCCTAAGTTCATACGTTCGGTGAATACGGCGCCTGAGACATCTTTGATCGGGTCCACAAGGTTCTCAACGGTGACATCTCGGCGTATCACGAATCCGGCCGCTCTCGCTGTGTCGATGACTAGAGAGTTGCCTGCTGTGACGAGTGTGCTTGTGAGGGTTCTGATGCCGAGGACTTGGCCGAAGAAGTCGGGAGGTCCCATCGCTTTCTTGGCTAAGCCACCGAAATAGAAGCTATGAATGAACTTGTCGTCGTTCAACAGATCCGCTTCCTCAGACGGGTAGACGGCGGCAGTGTCTGGGAATGCGTTGTTCTCTCGAAGTGTGCCGATGGCACCTACGAGGTCTGGGTATGCGATGTAAGCGGAGTTGGCGCTTGCGATGGTGTTAGCCCAACCCTGGTAGTTATTGCTGGAGGTACCTTGCGTGTTGAGGATGGCTAGGCCGAGTTCGTTTTCCTTCTGCGCCATGGCGCGGCCACCTTCGGCTAATTGACGTGCGACAACATCCCATTGGGCGTCTTCCACCATTTCACGTGAGATAGTGGGGCGGACACCGATTTTGCGCATGTTCACATCAATGTAGTCGTAGCGTTCACCAGCTATCCGTACCTCTGTGCCTTCACCGACGTCGAAGGCGCGGGGCATGAGGATGGCGCGGATGAAGCGGAAAGTGGGGTTGTTCGTGTGCCAGACAGTGACGAGTTCTCGGAAGATGAGGTTAGGCTTCAGCGCTTCCCAAACGACACGGTTAACCTCAGCGACAGCGAATGCTTGGGAGCTCAACGTCATTTCTTTGAGTTTCTTGTTGCCTAGCACTCTGGCAGCGTTCAGTTTGTAGCGCCAATCCTTCTCGATGTGGACTGGTTGCCTGTTGGGGCCGAGGAATTGCTGTTCTGCTAAGCCTGCGTATTCGCGTAGTTTTGAGACGCTGTCGTCTGAGCCTGTGGGGCTTTTGATTTCTCGGAGGGCTGCGAGGCTTACGGCATCGGGTGGAAGGTTGTTGTCCCACTCCTGGCCATAGGCGAGCTCGTAGGCCTGCTTCACATCTAGTTCTGGCTTAGTTTGTACTACTGACGACATGGTTAGACCACTCCGTTGATGAGGAAGAGGCCAGAATCGCCGGAGCTTAGTGAGCTCAAGCTGATGCCGAAGTTGGAAGCGCTGTCAGATGCTGTGGCTGGCTCAACGGTGTTGCCGTTCGTGTTGGCGGTGCATGCGTGGGCGGAGATTTGTGCGCCTGCGGCTATGGAGCCGTAAGCGATCAGTTTCACTTTGCCCTTCACTGTCACACTGAATGTTGGGGGACCGGTTAAGCCTGGGCCTGGGGAGGGTGTGTTCGAGACAACGCCGTACGGGCGTCCACTGGTCCAAAGCTGGACCGTTGGGGGCTGCGTTGTTGAGCTAGATACAAGGGAGACTATGTCGCCCTGTATGGGCACATAGCCCGATGCGGCTTGGCAGGATTCTACATTACCTTCGCTGACAAATTCGCCGACGTAGTTCTCTGGGGCTCTATCATTTACCAAATTTTCTTCAATCTATTTTCTCCAACCGATTGAGTTTATGCAACCTTAGTGCGAGCTCTCAGGGTTACGTCGTGGAGTTCGCAGAGGCGACGGTCTTGATCAGTGACTAAGAAGAGGGGCTTCTAATGGCCGAGCTTGTTCCATGACTTCAGCGAAGGTTTGACGCTTGCGTTCCTCAACCTCAACCAAAACGGTGTAGCAATTGTTCACAGTGTCGTAATGTAAGCTGCTGGCAATCAGTTTGAATTTGGCGCCGTGGAATAGTTTAGCGGCTTCGTGGCTCGCCGTTTTGGCTACGGTGAATAGGTCGTCGTTCAGGCTGTGCTTGGGGTCGTCGTGGATGGCTATTGCTTTCCGGGTCATGGTGACGCAACCTGCACTGGTGGTGCCTCTTGGGGAACCTCTGGACCGTTGAATCCAGGAATAATTATTTCAGCCTCAGTGAGTGCTGCCTTGTGTTTCTCAAGTTGCTTCTGGACTTTGGGGTCGCGTAGGATACGGCGTGTTAGCACAGTGTACGATTCATATTTGTGGCCACAGGCGGCGCAAACCTTCCAGATGCGGATGAAGCTGCGCTCGAACATTATGCGTTCTGGGATCACGTGACCCTCGTACTTCAGTTTCAGTTTGAGTGGGTGGAATACCTTCTGGTTTGATGCTGGGTCAATGGTATATCGTTCGCAGTTGGTCATTGGTTTGAGTAGATGTTGGACCGACTCAGGGGAGACGTTGTCTAGGTAGCCGTCCGTAACGTCACGTATGCTTGGGCAGTTGCATTTCTCACATTTGATGGGGGGCTTCTCGCCCTCATAGATCTGGCCGCATAGGTTGCACTGCCAACGTTGCACAATCTCTTTGGCTGCTTGATTGGAAATCAAACTTTACTTTCACCTCCTTACGGAAAGTAGGATGGAAAAAGAAATCAGTATGCGGCGTAGCAAGTCATGCTGCCGCCGTCGCTGTGGGTAGGGGTTTGGTGCCACGTCTCGCTGCGTCCATGGCGGAGACGAAATCGACAGGGCCCTCAGGTTCGTTCTCTGGTCTCTGTGGTGCATTCTCGTTGTGGCCGGAGGGTATTGCACCGTCCGCGATTTGTTTGAGTGTGGCCACTAGGGCGCCTGGGTTGTTGTTGGCGATTTGTTCCTTGAGTTTCCCTTCTCTCTCCTTAGCCTCTTTCAAGGCGTTTTCCATCTTAGCTGTAAGCGCTTTCATGGCATCGTCGTTCTTGGTTTTGATGTCAGCAATTGTGTCGCCCGTGTCTTTAGCGAATTTCGCGTGTGCATCTTTGAATTGGGCGAAGTCGTCTGCAAGCTTCTTGATGTCCGCTGCGCTTGCGGGAGCGCCGGCTTGCTCCTTGTTCTTTGTGTAGAGGTCCTCAACGATTTTCGCTATGGCGTTCCGTGTCTTCTCGTCTAAGTCGTCACCTTTTCCATTGTTACCTGGATTATTGCTCGTTTTCTCACCTCCCCCGTCTGGCGTTGCAACCTGCTCAGCCCGCTTTGATACGTCGGGTGAGAGTTCGATGCCGTACTTCTTCGCTGCCCGTAGTATGCGCCCCCACATGAACTTCTGCTCCGCAGGACTATAGCCACCCTTGCTCCTGTTGGCCTTCTTCGAGAAGTACGATAAGGCCGCACGAACATGCTTCTCCGTCTCGAGGGGATACTTGAAGTTCGTCGGATCAGCGTAGTCGTCTTTACTTGTCGGATAGCCCTTCGGAGGCGACTTCGGGGCACCCTGCTTCTCAGACGGCGCCGCCTCTTGCAGCTTGCATTGGATGCATTCCTCCAGGGCCTCGATTAGGTCGTCGGCGTCGAAGTCCTCAGGGTTCTCAAGTGCGTGTTGCGGTGGGTCCATGTCGTCAATGTCAGGCTCCGAGTGGCGGTAGCCTACGGTGCGCGAATCGCTATGGGCACCGCCTGGGGCTGGACTATTCACAGCTGTTGCAGCCACCTCGCCCTCTCGCAGCTTCGCAAGCTCCTCTCGATCGCGAATGATATCCTCGCTTGTGCGCTTGACCTCTTCACGTAGCTTTTCTTGTTCTCGCTTCATGTCTTCGTACGACATTTTTTCTAATTCTGTCACGCCAGTACACCTCCCTCACTTTTGTTCACAGATTTTCAAACTCCGTGACCAGGATCTACCACAGTATTCGCTTGCCCTTCAACCAAAGGCACGCATACTCCCCATCTCGGCTAATGGCGATGGATGCACCTTGGCCAACGCCAAGCGCCAGTAGTATTCGGAACACCCAATATCGAAGTATGAACCCAGCCTTCAGGAATATTCGTCGTTGCTTAGGGCTCCGTTGCGGATTTTGTTCTGTTCCTGGGCGATTCGTTGCCCGATTGCAAAGTTGACTTCCTGCAGCATCAGCCGCGCATACAGACCTCGCTTGAGGTTGAGTTCCAAACGGGCTGAGATTGCCTCACGCAAGCGCACAGGTGCTGATGGTTCAGTGACCATCTCCCGCAGCTTCTCCATCACCTTCATGCTGGCGTCGCTGTCAGCTGGGGTTTCAGGGTCAGTTATGATGGATATGTCGGTGAACATGATGCCGCGTGGGTTCTTCAGGTCACGATTGCGAGGTATAGCGCCGATCGACGGCCCTTTGATCAGGCCAGCATCTGCCATCGCGACGGCAGTGGGACGCGTGATAACGCCCTCGTATTCGACGGCGTCACCCTCAAACTCCGAATCTGTGACCTCGCCATTGCTTAGGCTGTTGTCGGCGATCATGGCTTGAATGTTGGCGCGTACTAATGGAGGGATTTTGGCCGGGTCGAAGGTGGACCCGTCAGACTTGATGCCATTCAGGTAGGCTTGGGCTTCCTCAACGCTCTCGAGATGGTTGTGGAGTATGGGCTTGCCGGCCAAGGTTCGGGCGCCCTTCATGAGTTCATCCTTGGTGTAGGTGCCTTTGTTCTTTGTCTTGCCAATGGTGATGGCTGCGCCGCGGATCAGTCGCTTGCCAGCTTCCGCGATAAGCTTCCAAGGCAAGCTCCAACTAAACGATTCCCTGAGGTGGACTTTCTGGGTGAGGTCGTAGCCCTGGGTGTCGCTGGGTGGAAAGTGGCGTTGTTGTGGTGAGCCTGCGTCGGCGGCGTCGGGTGGGCCAGTAGTTCGTTGCATTGGATGCTGGGTTTCCTTAACGCCGGCTTTGATGTGGTCCTGAACGATCTGCCAGAGTTGCGCATCACTAAGTGGTGGAACTACGTCCGCGTGCTCCGTCTTCTCTTTATCGAACATGCCCTGCAGGTCTGGGGAAATGTGGTTAGGCTTCCAACTCTCCTGCTGGGTCTCACTCATCTTATTCCATTGACCCTTAGCCTCGTCAATCGGGACACCGTTCCACATCTGGTAGGCAATGAAAGCGTTCCTGGTGCGGTTCTCGTCGTACTGGCCAGTGGCAGGATCCCGGAGGGTATGCTTGTAACTCATGGTTGGTCACGCTATGATGCCGAAGTAGAACCGTGGCGTATCGGCTTCACCAGCAATCTTTGCAAACCATTGGGCGAGGTAAGTGTCGTTGGCTGTGAGAGTCGGCGTCGTGTACGCATAATAGAAGTTCCCAACACTCACGCGGACAAGGTTGGGGTCGTCGCTCTCAATCGTTTCCACAACATCACCATGACTGTCCTGGATAACCAAGACCTGTGTGTTTGAGTCCGGGTCCACATTGTTGCCGCTCCAATCGACCCATTGTATTGCTAGGCGAAGTGTGGTGCCGGCGTTAACCCAGATGCTAGGTGTTGAACAGTTCTGTGGAGTGGACAAGTGTCATCCGCCAGTCGACTTAGCTTTCTTCTTACCCGATGGAGCCGCGGGCTGTGCTGGCTCTTGGTCTTCATCGTCGTCTTTGTTGCCGTAGCCTATCCCCTGAGAGAACTGTTGTGGAGGCTTCTCTAGGCTCGTCACGCGTTTACGAACATCCTGCAGGCCGGTATGCAGTTCTTCATCTCTTGAGGGTAAGGGCGGTTGAGGAGGGGCAGCTTGTTGTTTTGCTAATTCGTTTTCCACGTTGAGAGGCTCTAGGCCCTTCTGTTGGCGAAGCATATTTTCGAACTCCAGGCGGCTTCGTGGGGAGATCTGTACCGTTGTGGGGTTGAGTAAACTGATTAATTCCTGAATTTCCTTGTCAGGGTCTTCTTCGGCAGGGGAGCCGTAGATGAGTTCTGGGGTGTACGCCTCGTTATATCCTGCCTGTATGACCAGGGGCTTGTAGATTACATCCTCCCATAGTTCCTTGATAGCGTCTTGGGCGGCGCTAATCTTTCGAGTCCACGCTTCCTGCATCGCGTTTGCGGATGCATCGCTGACCCTCGCAGGCAACATCACCAGCATTAGGTTGGGGTTCTGGAGACCCGCAACAACCATGCTACGGAAGTGGCCGAGAATTTCCGCGAACCGGTTGTTGGTGTTGGGAACAAGTAGCTTAGCATCGGTCAGGTGCGTACCAACATAGTCCTGATCAGCTGCAACGCCAGCAATAGTGTTGGACCAATCCGTTAACTTCTCTTGGGGTGCAGGATCCTTCTCGCTACCCAGCTGCCAGAGAACCTTCGGGGCCGCGTACCTGTGAACGACGGCGACACCATCTCGCTCCATGCGCTCCAAAGCCCACACATAATCTAGAACGCATTGGACAGCTCCTTGCCCGTAGAACTCGTCGCCAATATTGCCGCTGGTCTCATTCATCCTGAACCAAGCGACCTGCTCCGGTGCCAACTTGATGTATTGACCCTGAATTATCTGCACGTAACCTCGCGCTGGGTCAGCGCCAGTAAACATGTCGGGTACAATTCGCATGGTACTGATGGGCAACGGTTGGATGGCAGCGAACTCGCCAAGCTGCGATACTTTGTATTGGTCGTCAGGATCCTTTTGGATACTCGTGAAGCGGCGCTCGAGAGGACTGTTACCGTAAATGTAGAGTTCCCTAGCGATGCGAATCATGTGCCGCTTACTGTGATGTGATTCGTCGAACTTGTCACAGATCGTCTTCACGATCTGCGCTTCGTCTGGGTCTATGTCGTCGCCGGAGGCGGCTTGGAGATAGAACCCTGGGCCGATACATTGTTCAGCGAATTGGTCGGCCGCATAGGTGACCATCGGGTACTCACGGTAAACCTGTTCGATTCGAAGCCAGTCAACATAGGGCGGGTACCCGTACGTGAACCAAGCGCTTGGCACGCCAATGACTTTAGCGATGGGTTCAACGACTTTCTTCACAACGCTGGCCGGTAACTTGTCGACCTGCGACTGCATCTGAACTTTGGCCCAGCGGACTAGGGATCTGAACGGGTTCTTCATGTGTTTCTCCTTCGCAGCCAACTCTTCACCGGTAGGGACCTGACGTCAGTTGTGTGCGTCCAGTCCTCAGTTATTGGGAAAGAGAACTCGCCGCCACATTCACTGCAATAGCGCAGCCCATGGGGAGCATCCTCTATGCTCTCCCTGGTGACCGTCACCGTGCGGTGCATGAGGGGGCATACTAGTTCGCCGTCTGCTCGAGCTCGCCGGCCCCAAAGCCACCAATGATTCATTTCTTTTTCACCAAGGCGAGTACGTCGACAATCCTGTCGGGTTTCCCTAGGAGTTCGCGCACTGCAGTGCCTACGTCGGTTTTCCATTCTGGGCGATCAATCGGCGTGCTGGTGTAATCGTGGAAGAGGAAGCTACCGCCCTCTGTGAGTTTGGGCAGCCAGGCCGTGATCTCGGCCTTCGTGTGCTCGTAGCTATGCAACGTGTCAATGAGAATCACTGAGACCGAATCATTCTCGAAATCCGAGGCTGCTTCGAGGCTGCTCATTTGGCAGACCTTGAGGGCCTCCACGTTGAGGCGTCGCATGTTGGCGTTGAAGAGTTCGAGGTTTGAGGCAGGCAGGTTGCTTTGCCCGTCTAGTGCGGGCTGCATGTCATCTGTTGATGGCCAGGAGTCAATGGCCCAGATGTCGATATCGAGTTCACGGCAGCTGGGGAGAACGTAGCTTAATGAGCGGCCTAGGTAGCTGCCTAGTTCGACGAGGATCCCGTGAGGATACTGCTTCACAGTCTCCAGGTAGAGAGCGCCCTCTTCTGGGCTGAACCATCCGAATGGACGCTGTTCGCTATCTACCCATTCCCCACTGGTTGTGGGCTTGGTCACCGTGGATTCATCTCTCAACGTTGATTACCAGTTTCTTTTTGCGCCGACCATCGTTATGAGGCCACGTCGCATGAACGGTTTCATCCCGCACAGCATTGAGTCAACGCAGTCGTCGTCCTTCTTGACAGGCTTCGGTGGGGAACCTTCATCGTAATGGTACGCTTTCATTTGACGAATCAAGGGTTCGAACGCTGTGGTCTTGGGAATTTTCATGAACTTGTTTTCGAGGCGCCAGCGGACGTGATTGATGAGCTCCTGCTTGTCCTCACTGAAAATAACTGGGACGACGGTTGCGCCCATGCGTCGGAGGTCTTCGTTCTCTCCAGGGCTGCTGCTGTCAGCGTACACGAACACTTTCGGGTAGTCAGTCCGTATCTCCTGTCGAATTTCAGTGAAGGATTCTTGGCGCCTGATGCGCAGATCTCGGAGGAACACGGTCTCGCCTTGCTTCTCCCAGGCCGTGATAACGGTTGGATGGGTGAAGCCCCAGTCGAGGCCTATCGCCCACTCAGTTAATGGTGGACCTAGCGGGAGCGGCCAATCATCCTTGTTAACAGGTAGTTCTCCCTTCTCATCGAAGGGCACGAGGGCCTCATCAGTTAGCTTGCCATCCCATACGGCGCCGGTGAGTCTGCCGATTTCGCCTTCAAACTCAATCTTGAATGTCTCGCTGTCGACGCCGTAAAGCAGCATGACCTTCTTCGCGTCGTCCTGGTTAAGCCAGGGACAGTCAGCGCGAGACCAGCCGAACCGTTTGAATGCGACTCTCTCGGCGTTCTGCCAGAGGTTGAGGAACCAGTCGAGGCTTACGGCACCCATAGTGTTCGATGCGGTGCTGAAAACTAGGCGCTTCGGGCGCGGGGACGCATTGACTGATGGCCAGACGGCGTCGATTAGGTCTCCTTTGACTAGGACCGCTTCATCAATAGCGATGGCATCGGGGTGGGGGCCGCGGCTTTGCTTCTCTGAGGCGGCCAATATTTTCATGTAGCCACCTTGACGGAACTCGGTCAAGCCTTGCGTTGGTTCGTTCTTCAACCAATCCTGCGGGAATATCTCAGAGTTCGTTACAAGGGGCTTGTAGTAACTGTAAAGCTCCTGCGCCTCCTTGAACGACCCGCTGTGAACTAGCAACTTCCAGGTCGGATCTGCGCGATGTAGAAAGCCGAAGCCCGCGGCCACAAGGAGCGTTTTCCCGCCGCCCCTCGGCGTCTTAATCACAATTTGACTGTCAGCCGGGTCTTGGCTAGTGATGGCTAGGAGGCAGGCTTTGTGTTGTTCGCTGAGGACCATGCGGAGGTGCTTGGTGGCGAACTCGACCGGGTCAACTAGAGGTATTACGTCGTTCCAGTTTAGTTCGCCCATAAGCTACAAGACCATACTTCAAGTCCGCTGGCAGGCCATTGATGAAATTAGCAACAATGCGCTCCGCCGATTCTGCCGGCATCGCACCTACCTGGTTAACTTCCACTTTGCTGCCGAATGCTAACCGATCTAGGGACCCAGCGAGCCGGTCCACCGTGCCAATAACGGAGAGTTGGCGCCAACTGACATCCTCAGGTTCCTCATGTGCTTCCTCGTCACGTCCCACCTTGATCATTCTCGGCTCAAGATGGTAGATACGCCAAGCCTCACGAATCAACTCCTCACGGAGGGCTATGGTGCGGCGTATCGCCCATAACTGGTTGGCGTCAATCTTTTGGGCGATGAGAGTTTTCAGTTCAGTAAGGTCATTGTAGATGGTTTGCCTGGAAGCGTGAAGCCTTCCGTCCTTTGCTATGGCCATGGCAATTTCGTTAGGGTTCATGCCGCGGAGGTAGTACCGGAGTACCATCTGTTGGCGTATGGTCTTCTTACTCTCGAATGGGGGGGCCAAAATGTCTAACCTAGTACAATATTCCGTAAGTTATGATTCTTCTCCACTGGTCTGATGGTCTCGTATCCCGCCGGTAGGGGCTTGGTTTCGGGTTGAGGCGCCGGGTAGGTGGACTCGTATGGTGGCGCTGGCGTGACCGATTAACCCGTTGAATGGGACGACTAGTCTCGCTATGGCCCTAGCGTGGATAGTTGCGTAACCCTGGGATACTTGACTTAGGACTAGGCTTGCATGGTCACTGATCGATGCGTAACCACGGGCAACCTGCCGGGTGATCTGGGCGCTCCCTGTAGCCGTAACCGTTGCAACCAAGTGCACGGCCTGGTTTAGTACGGTGCTGGCCGATTCAGAAACGTGGGCAGCTCCAAGCGCCAACTGTTTCGTAATCTTGCTTTGGCCGGAGGCAAGGACCTGACCTTGGCCAGAGGCCTGTTGCCGCGTAATCTTACCAGTCCCAGCTGCTGTGATCGTTGCAGACCCATGAACGGCCTGGTTAAGTTTCGCTGAGAGAGTTGCAAGGATACTGGCGCTACCCTGGAGGATGTGGTGTGTGGTTACGGTACTGGTTTCGGTGATGGTTGCGCTTCCACGTGCCTGCTGGTTTACCTTCACACTCTCGGTTTCTGAGATTAGGGCGGACCCTCGCGTTTTCTGACTAACCTTCACGGCCAAGGAATCCGTGATACTTGCTGAGCCAGCTGCAGTTTGTTTGGGAATGGAGGCTAGGAGGGCCTCGGTAATTAGCGCCGTCCCTTTGGCGGCCTGGTTAACGACAGCTGCAGCATGTGCGGATACGCTGGCAGATCCCGTGGCGTACCATATTGATTGAGCCTCAGTGTCGTTGAAGTTGGTCTCCATTTGCAGGAGGAGGACGGTGTAGGAGTCGGTTGTGTAGGCTGTGGTTGGTGGGGTGAAGTTGCTAGTGTTCCGTGCGATGCCTTTGGATATGCGAAACGCTTTGAGCCAACCGTCGAGGTAACCGCCGCTCCAACCGAACTGTGCAATATCAAGTGAGGCCGATAGGTTGGCTAGGGTTAGTGCGTTGCTGACCCAGCTTGCGAACACGCCGTTAACTGCCGTCGACCACAGATTGCCATAACGGCAAAGTTCGATTTGATACCAGGTTCCAGTTACGAAAGCGACACCGGCCTTGACACCTACCGTTGTGCCGTTGTAGTTGCCGAACACCGACCAGTAAACGCCATCAGACGTGTACATGTAAAAATAGAAGTAATGAGAGCCGTCCTGGAATTGGCCGAGAAAGACCGTGTTGCCCGATGAGGGGAGAGTGTTGAATTTCACCAGGAGATCAATCGTGAAGTCACCGGTAAAGTACCAGTCGTCTGAGTCTGCTAGAGAGAGGTATTGACTTGAGGCGGCTACGAATTTGCCGCAGCCAGTCCCGAAAGGTGGAGATTGCCCGTTATCGATGGTTGCACCGTTGACGGTGACGGTCTTATTCGGCAACTTGACTCAGCACTCTACGCGTTTGAGATGGTGACTGTAACCGCGAGAGTGCCGCCGTTGCTGACCAAGTACGCTGTGTATGGACTAGTTTGGTTGGCATAGTCGTGGGTTAGCAAGTAGACGTATGTGGCGACAGTGACGACGACACCAATCTCGCCGTAATTCTGATTGCCGCCAGTGCTGTTGGTTATGTTCCCAGTGAGGGTGAAACTCCCAGCCGAATAGGCGCTAACGGTTGCAGCCACGTAGCCACTGCTCCCAGCGATGGGAGTGTTCAGGGCATAGTCTGCACCGGTCGGAGCTGTGTTGCTTGCACCGGCCACTATTTGGACCGTGCCCGTGGCCGTGTTGGCCGCTACGGCGTGAGTGTTCCCGGACGTGTCCTTCATGGCGCTGGCGCCAGGGCTGGTGGCAAAGATGTTAGCCAACATCAATTGGCCCAGCTGGTAGGTGGAAAGGTCGTGTTCGCCATAGGATTGGTTCGTTATGATTGGAGGGCAACCACAGAATTGCGTACTGAGCGGTAGACGCCGGGGGATTCCATGCCGAATGATCCAACGGTAATGCTTCGTGCAGGGTGCATAGACCTTGACAGATATCTTAACGCAGATTCTTCCTTTACCTTCGCTCAATTAGTTTTCACCTCTTAACGCAGAACATCATCAAACGCGTCTCTATCAACGGCTCATGAAGCCTGCAAGGCGTTTGACTATGACGTCGCAATAGGCCGGCTCGTTCTCAATCATGAAGGCCCTACGGCCAAGTTTCTCGGCCCCGATAACTGCAGTGCCGGACCCGGCGAAGGGGTCGACGATAATCTCTCTTGGAGCGCTGCTGTTGATGATGGCCCGTTCGTAGATGGCTACGGGTTTCTGGGCGCGATGCATCTTGCTACCCCTCGCCTCGAGGGGGATGTCCCAAACGGTACTCTCACCCTTAGGACCAAACCAGCGCTTGTTGCTTCCACCCGGCAGGCTGCCCTTGCCGGCGAAGATAATGTTCTCGTGGCGCGGATGGTAGTGGTTCCAGGATACGACATCCTGGTCTTTCAACCAGAACATCCCGACGCCGTAGTGAATATCGTGCGCCCGTAGCCACGTGTAAATGTCGACCATGAGCTCCGTCCCGGCGGTGAAATAGGCGGCACCGTCAGAACGGAGGTTCTCGAAAATCAGAGGCAGCGTGCTTACGGCGACGTCCGTGCTTGCGTCGCCCTGCATCGCTGCCACCTTAGGGTGGATCAGGTGGCGCTTGCCGGTAATGTTGTTCTTGTAAGAGGCCTTGCCCGTCGTGTATTGCATATCCACGCCATACGGAGGATCCGTAACGACCAGGTCAGCCTTGACACCGGCCATTAGTTTCATCCAAGTCTCAGGCTTCCTAGCATCGCCACAGACCAAGCGGTGCTGGCCGTTCTTACCTAACTTCAGCAGCTGCCCAGGTTTCGTGAACGGTGTGACCGGAAGAGGCGGTACAATGTCGATGTCCTCGTCGTCAGGTTGACGCATGCCCTCAATGATGAGATTGGCCTCTTTCAGGTTGAAGCCAGTTAACGCCAACTGTTCAGGACGCACTACGAGCTCTTCTAGGATGGGGGCTAGTTTCTCATTGTCCCAATCCCCGCTAATCTTGTTCGCGGCCAGGTTGGCAGCTTTCTCTTTCAGCAGGTCCCAATTGACTTCACGATAGGCGAAGCGGCCGAACGGGGTTTCAATCCAACCCGAGGCCACGGTACCAGTCTTGTCGTGAAGAGGGCGCTTGGTAATTTCCCACTCAGGCTTTAGTTCCTTGACACGTTGGTGGCCACCGACCAGGTGTGAGGTGCGCACGTTAACAACGATGCCTGAGAGGTCACGGTATTCCTGCATGGACTTCTTGAGGATCTCAAGTTGTTCATCGCTGATCTTGCGAGGATTGTAGGCCGCTGGCTTGATCTCGGCAACGGTACCTGGAGAGTTCAATTGGAAAAGTTCACCTGGATTGGCGGGTGCTTCTGTAGTTCGCGTTCTTGTTGGCGCCGGCGCTTCGCTAGTTCCCGTCGCTTCTTACGATTCAGGTGTGGCAGTAGCCTCAACACTTGAGAACTCATAACGGCATTTCCTCCGATCGACGCAGACCGTTCTTAGGTCGCAGAGATCACAGCGGCTGGCCACTCAATGGTGCCAGTTTGAGAACCAAGTCACAACCCTGTCGGCCAGAAGAACAGCGCCACTCACAGCAGCCATCATGTACCCCGCCCTGCGCTGCCGCTGCTGGTCTTCCTCTTTCATCCGTTTGATGAAGTAATGGAATTCGTTCGCAAGGCCTGGGCTCTCATCGGTACCATCGCCCAGGAGCAACAGTGTGACCTTATCCATCTTCTCTTGCAGGCCACCGCCGCCGGTCACAGATTCAGTTAGCGCTGCCATGTCCTTCGTGAGTTGTAGGTGGGCAGCGAAACATTCCCCCTTCGTTACGAACCGTTCAACCAAATGGTTGTGGTTCCCTGGGTCACTCACAGAAGGAACGCTCCCATGATGATAACTCCCGCAATCAGCGCCAGGACCCGCGATCGGGTTTGCTCCACTGGTCGAAGTAGATGATGTTCGCTAGACCTTCCAGGATGATATAGACGGCGCCGCCGCCTACCATGTAAACGTTCAATGTGATCGCAAACTCTCGTAAGCGGAAAAAATTGATGAAAAAAGATAGGTAGGGGATTTAGTCCCCTGCGTAGTTCGCGGCCATCGTGTAGATACCTGGTGCTGGCGCAGTTGTCGTGGCAATGCCCTCACCGTTGGAGTCGGTGATGAAGGATCCCGTAGCGGTGCCACAGGTCCAGGTGACCTTGCGTCCTGCTCCTGGTGTACCGTTCTTATCGGTCAGCTTCCAGGTTGCAGTGACATTGTCTCCCTGGTTGTAGAGGGTCTTGTCACAGGTGGCGGTTAGAAGGCCGGGAGGGTTGGTGTTGGGTGGTGTGGGTCCGACTTGGACGCTGAACTGCACTGAACCATTGGTTGGGCCAATGATGACTGGGGTTGGAGGTGGGGGTGTTGGCGGGGTGGGTGTGTAGCCTTGGAAGGCGGCGTTCTGTTGGTAGTTGAAGGTACCACCATTGCTGATAATCCAAGGGCTGAGGGGTGTCTTGTAGCTCATGTACATGACGCCTAAGCGGGTGTCACCGCGCATGACCGGGGCGCCGACGTTCCCCCAGCTTTGCTGCAGCTTGTACGCGCCCTTGCGTACGCCATCAGCGAACACATAGTTGTCGTCCTTGCCGATGACCAACATCTCGTGGCCACCAAGAATAGCCTCGTATCCTTGCGGCTCAGGGATCTCGCCGCCATTCGTCACGGCATCCAGGAATGAGGGCCAGATGGGGAGGGCGAATCGAACCGAGCCTGTTGCGGGTTGTTCGACGAAGGCCTCCAAACAAATTGCGAAGTGCTGTGGGTCGAGGGGCGACTGCATGCGGTCCCATTTCCAGTTGGCCGCTGATGCATCTAGGCCTGCGGGTGGGAAGTCGGTGCATTCCTCTAGGCTGGTGGGGAAGTCTTTCTCGAAGCAGATCCCCTTGTTGAAGAGAATGTTGCCGACCTCTTCGGGTTGCGCACCATCATCGTCAGGCCAAGTGTTCTCCCACTTGCGCTCCCAGGCGTAATGGTAGCCTGCACTGAAACCCCCTGCTGGGGCTTTTCGTGCCGGGCCGAAGTAGCCCATCTTGATGGCCGTATGCATCGTATCCTCTTTCGCTGTCTGCGAGGTGCAGTTGCCGATCTTGCCCTGGTTGCCAATCTCTCCACCGGCGGCGAAGTACGCGGGGGCGAGGTCGATCACGACAGGGGGCACGTTTTTGATTGGGGGCGGCGCAGCGTAAGTCATCCTCTTTTGGAGTGCTAGGGCCACATCACGATTCCACACCCTCAAGGGTACGACGTGGTCATTGGGATAACTAGCCAGATGGGCAGCCATGTCGGCGACGGCTTCATGATGTTCAGCACACACCATAATTGTTGGGCCAAAGATTGCCGCGGTTGGATTCGTGTTCGGCGAGGGGGGTGGATGAGGGCCATCACCGCCGCCTCCTTCTTGCTGCTCCACAACTCGAAGGAAGAATACGGCTGCAGCGATTAGACCCGTCACGATTTGAACGGACCAGACTGGGATGGGGAGTGTTGTGGGGTTGATCGCTTGCAGGGCGATGATGAGGGCGCTGGCTAGGGCGACGATCATCCAGCCAGGCAGGCTTGGGACTTTGAAGGCCAGTTCATACTTGCCGTTGCCGAATTGCATCAGTATCCCCAGAATTCCGCGAAGAACGTGAAGCTTGCAGTCCACGTATCATCAGGCGGCAGCGCTGGAGGCGGATACTCAAGGATGGCTACGCCATTCGCATCGGTCTTTCTGACATCGTTGTCTTGCCACCCTGGGAAGTCGTTGCTGAGGATGCCGAAGATAATCGGGCGATTTGGTGCAGGGTTGCCGTAGGGATCTGTGAGAAGTACTTGGATCCTGGCAGGCTCTGGCTTGTCTGTGGTGGGATCTGCCCATTCGAGGAAGCTGACTGGGGAAGAGAGGGTCATGATTGGGTTGACGCCTCCAGGGATTGGTGGGTGTACGGGTTCACCTGGAGCGCTGGCGCTAGGGGGAGGGTTCGGTGTTGGGACGGGGTGACACCACATTAGCATGATGCGACCTGTGGTTGCAGGGTTCAGTATGATGCCTTGTCTAGACGGTAGGACTATCGGTTTCACTTTTACCATTTTTCAATCATCCCTCCCGCGCTCTCTCCTCTCGGAGGGAACGTATCGGGAGATGAGAGTTGGGCCGAAGAGAGGTGTGAGTTCTCCCCGACCCTTGTTGGGTGGGAACAGAAAGAGAGGTCAATGCATTTCGGCGCGCACATCATTCGCCCAGACGTCGGTGATTTCAAAGTCTGGTTGGCGCAGGAATTTCTTGAATGATGGATGCAGGTGGCGACGGCGGCTGTTGCGCATCACGTCGCCCTTGTTCACGTCGAGGCCTGGAGAATCAAAGAGGGCTACAACGTCTCCGCGTCCAGGGCTGTCGGGTACGTTGTCGCGGTGGGCGGTGGCTTCTAGGAATAATTTCTCGTTTTCAACATAGGTGCGGACTTTGTCCTCATGGAAGCGTTGGCGTTCCTCATCGTGGCGCAGTTTGCTAGGGCTCTTGTGTTGCGGGGAAGTGAATGATGGTGGGCGTGGGATTGTGATTTGGTTTACGCGGCTTGCCCACACTCATTTTCACTTCGATACTTACCAGCAGATCTCCAAACCCATCCGGGCGGCGCAGAATAATGACACGACAGTATCCTCAACGCACATAAGACATTGTGCAATCTTTCCAATGACAGTGAACTACCCTGTCTTACACAGAACAGGTGAACTTTAGAGACGAGAAAAAAATCGTGGACCAAGTCGACACGATCGCCGAGAAGAAGGGCACGGACCGCTCAGCATTGTATAGGGAAGCAATACGTTTCTGGTTGCGCAATTTGAGTCTGGAAGAAAGGAAAGCCTTTGGCCTAGCCTGACGACTTATGCTTCGATGAGCAAAGCTTTCTCAGCGCCGACTGGGCCTTTGAACCAGTGATACCACACACACTTTTTGACGACGAACGACGATTCAAATTATTCGACTCGCGCCAACTCACTCAGACGGACTATACCATGCTTGAGAATGTCATGTTTCTCATATTGACTAAGTATGCTAAATGGCTCAGGCGTCAAAGCGACTCGGCGGGCTTTACTGGCTTGTCTTCGTGATTTTCTGCAACACTAGGCGCCGTTACAGGTGTCACATGATGGAGCCGAAGCAGTGTGAGTTAGTTTCCTAGCGTGAGTTCTCAACTTTCATTACCATCGGTAACGGCACCATATAACCCATTTTCCTGCCGGTAACGGATAGTTCACGGCACCTAGCCGTATTTCTTGTTGGTGGATAAAACCGGCACCTAAGGCTGTTGGTCGTGAATAGTTAGTACAATAGACAATTCGAATGGATGGTAATTACCGATATTATTGCACTCTGATGCTAAGGATTCGGTAAGCTTCTAAGGTCATGTATTGACCTGCCATCGTAACTGGTTTGTCAAGTCTGAATGGAATCTTGTACTTTCTTGGGTTCTTCAAGACCAGATATAACAGCTTCTTCAGCTTCCTGTCACCTACATATTCATCAAGTTCAATCGGCGACAAGAATAGGCGTTCCGAGTATCGCTTTGTAAGATCGTCAGAAGTAGCCGTTCCAATCTCACTAATAGTGGCTTCCCCCACTATCTCCTTGTCACTCTTTGATTTGTAGAAGAACAGCTTAGAGCCAACTTGCAACTTCAGCGGTTGTCCTTGTTTACCAAAGAATTTGACAAATACAGTTTTGTTTCCCTCAAAGAAACGCTCCACATGATGTGGCAAGATTGGAAAAATTATTCCAGCCGCCTTGTCCTTGTTTTTCACTTTTGTATCACTCACCTAAGTATCTTCTACCGTCTCCGAAAGCTAATTCAAGAACTCTCCCCAAGGAAATAGAGGGATAAGTGCATGACACAGGGACGAAAGAGGATTTTTCCAGATTACGCACCTAGATTCACGGGCTATCGTCCCTCCACCGCAGTAATTGTTGGTAATAAGTTTCCTGTCAAAAGTTGGAGAGATATCTTGCTGAAAACATGCGAGCTAGTGCTTGACATGAAACCCTCGGAATTCAATAAGATATTGGAGCTAAAAGGAACGAAGACCCCTTGGTTTTCTCGCGAATCCAATGCACTCCGAGATCCCATTAAGATCAGGGGCAGCAACATATTTGCTGAGACACACGCAAACGCAAATGGTCTGGTCCTCAGGGCTCTTCATGTTTTGAAGTTCTTCAGTCTCAAACCGAAAATTGACATAACATTGGACAATTAAGTGGTTTCGCTGCATTATTTTCGAGCTTATCCTTTTGACCGACTCAGTGTAAGTGAAATAGGTTACTCTACTCAGCAGCTGACCTCTGCATAGATGAAAATCAAATGATTCATTTGCCGTCATCTAACAGTTTAAGATTTTCAGACTCCAAGAAAATCTCCGCACTCACGAATTATCCACGAAAACCGACTTAGCCACATGCTGATCTCGAATGCTCCTTTCGTCATCCTTCTCTCAGAATTTACTTAACCGTCTTTGACTCTATTTACTTTACCCAGATAACCTCTTTTGGAGTAGGAGACCTGTAGCTTTCTTTCTTTCTTTATCCTCCGAATCTAAGTCATCATCTATTTTGGGGATAGGGATTACATTCCAATAACCGAGCGCGTCCAAGCGGTCAGCTACTTCGTCTTTCAGACTACGCCTAAGCTTCGTTCCATCGACTTTTCTCTGTCTGAATAACTCAAACGTCTCGCCGATTGTGTTTCCATCGTAAGTAGGGCAGTCCTCACAACTACGAAGGATGTGTTCAACCCCTTTCGTCAATAGGTCGTTGCCGAATCTGAACACCCTGTTCGTTCCGAAGAAGCCGATTCTATCTTCGGCGTAGTTCTTCAAGAGAACCTCTAAAGTGGCGTAGGCAAGAATTTCGAGTGTCTCCTTCTTATTGAAGTCCGGAAGATGGACGTAGGCGTTGTCAAAATAAATTGGGTGCGTTTGAGCCGACATTGAGGAATTGAATGTCCGATTTCCGACTGAAACGCTCCATAGGCCATACAGAAGTTCAGAGGGCACGTTTGGAACATTCAAGACAACTTTGTCGAGTTTGAGGTTGTCGGGCGAAATTTCTGCCCCGCTTCCTTCCTTCAAATCGACACCTATGATTCTCACATTGGGCACATTGAACAAGTCGCATCGAGGAGCGCTTATCGCATCTCCGGTCTTCACTTTGACGTATTTGCTACCATCCCTGTACCTCCATCCGTCCTTCAAGAGGATCATTTTCTTGAAGCGAAGAGCCTTCGTTTCTCCGCTTTTCTCAAGGAAGTTAAACATGAGGTCGAGATGCTTCGTGTTCGCACTAGGCGCATACTTCCATATGGATAGGGCGATTGGTTTTCTCGCATTGATATCGTGAAAGTTCTCGCCACCAAAAACGAAGCCTTTCACAAAAGCAAAGTCCTTCAAGAGGTAACCAAAGAGATTCAGGTATCGCTTTCTACCGCAGAACAGTCCGAATGGTGAGAAGAACACCAAAAAGCATGATTTCTGAAGCTTCGCAACCTCAATCAGTCGGCCAACGATTGGGATGAACAGATCGCCCTTGCCGTATTTTTGAAGAGAAACTGGATATACAATGGATTGTTGCCTTGATGTTCTCCCCTCCATCTCACCCTTTTTGGAGACTATCTGGCTTGTGGAAGATGTTCCGAATGGGGGATTGGTGTAGAGGAGTATAGTCTTACCGTTTGGAATCCCCCATGCTTTGACTAGCTCAGTTGTCTCGGATTGCACAACATCAAGAGTGGTAAATTTCCAATCGTAACCATC